ATGCTCCAACGTATGTTGAGCCTCTTTCTATATTTGTATCTTCTGACGGAAGACCCTCTGACGATGCCCCCTCCTCGAGATAGTGAGGTGGAATTAGCCTAGTGATAAGGTTTGGGTTCTTATCATCATATTCACTTCCAGATGCTACAAGCCTAGTGCTTAGGCTTTGCACATCACGGTAATCAGGAAATAGCACAGGATTCAAGTCGAGCCTTTCAGCAACAAGCGGACTTTTTACGAAAGTTCCATCAATTATCATTGGATTGTTTTCTAGTGAGCCTGTATTTCTTAGGGCAGAACTGTAGTTTTTTACTCTAGTGTGAATAGAGTTTCCTGAACTATCGAGAACAATATCCTCTGTTGCCGTCGAAAGATCAAATGGTTCATTAAATTTATAATATAGTGCCACTCCTTGCGATGTGTATATTCCCCTGCTTGAAAATTCAAGCTGATCATCTTCTGATCTTGCTGTGTGAAATATTCTAAATTCATCAATAGATCCAGAAAATGTCTCCTTTGGAGTAAACACATATGCGAGAGTCGGTGTTGTGTGACCAAAGCTAACAGAAGATGTTGCATGCTGTGTACTTCCTGAGCCAATTGTAAAATTCTCACTATCAAATCCTAATTCTGATAGAGAGTACTGCGTTTCTGACTTTGATATCTTGACAGCGTCTTTATATATTAAGAGTCTGTGGTTGTCATCTGATCTGTCATATGTTGCACAAATATGATTAAACTTGCCTTTATCAATAGACGCGCTTGCAACTAAGCCTGCAGATCCTGATGTTATCATAAAGTATATTTCTGCTGTAGTAGTTGATGAAGACTGTGACAGCATTAAAGAAAATCCCATATCTGGATTTGTACCAATCTGGCCATTGTCATGCTCATATGACTGCTGCAGCTGGCAAATTACCTGGTTATCATTTGTCTTGTTTGCAGGCATTATCTGCATCTCAATTGACATAGACCCTGTTGATGGATCTATTGCGCTATCGCCTGTTGCTGTTCTAGAGAAGTCTCCAAACTCTGCTCCGCAGGAGTCTAAGACCTTTATGTGAGTTCCAACAGAAGATCCTGCATCGCTAGAGCCTACAAAGTTTAAATACCCGATATTTTTTGGAAAGATGTCAAAAACATATTTTTCGTATCCTGTCAGAGAATCTTCAAATGACTCAATATTCTTCTTTGTTGAGTCAAACGGATATCCGTTTATAATTCTATCAAAAGCTACATTTGTCTTAGCTACTGCAGAGTTGAAAAATGTGTGATTTTCAAACTTTGAAAAGTCAATCCTAAGCTGCTGTGTTGACTTTATTCCTGATATTGGAGAGTCATATCTAAAAGATGCAGTGCTCTCAAAATTTGTCTCTGCCATTGATGACAGTGACGTCATGTCAACAAACCCAGGCTCATTCTTTCTTTGCTTATAGATACTTTCTGTGAAGTCTCTAGGTTTATTTAAATCTAATACAGAATCTTTTGCCATTCTTTATCACTTCTCTAACTTGAACTTAGCAGGAATATTTGTATAAACTTGATCACTTCCACCATCACTTATTAAGAAATCAAAGATATATGTCTTGCCAGAAGCAAGAGAATCCATATAAAAATCAAAATACATTCCATCTGAGTCAGTAGATAGCCTTGTTCCATTGCTCTTTGTTTCAAACGGGATAACAACCCTATTACTATCTGCATCTCTTATCTGGTAATACATTTTTATAAATATTTCGCTAGGCGTGTCTATTGGAGTCTTTACTGCCTTGACAGTTCTTGATATATCCTCTGCATATACTCTGAACCTAACTTTTTCTGAAAACTTATAAATGCTCTTTACGTTAGTGACATTAACAAATAATCGTTTTGGAACGTTATTAAACGATGTTCTATTTACGCTGTTTATAACTAAAGAACCAGTATGATATCCCACAGTGCTATCTGTTGACCCCCATATTTCTGTAAACGTTGCAGAGGCAGCATTGACTATTTCACTTCTGAGTGCTGTTTCAAATTCAGACACTGCAAAAGAAGCAGAATATACGCCTGTAATAAAGTTATCTCCTATCTTATGTTGCGAGCCTGTAAAGCTTCCAGAATATGACCCTGATATTAGCCTGAGAACAATTGAATTAGTTCCTGACACAGTAGCTGCAGCAGTTCCTGACAGTATATTAGCATTCTGACCTCTGTGAGAGTTATTTAAAAATAGAGATCCCGTTAGATTAAAAAAGAAACTTTTATGATGATCAATAACTGCATCATCATAAGTCACGATGAGCTTAGGTCTATTGTGTACAGATGTTGCGTGTCGTGATGAAAATCTTTTTACAAATCTAGTTTTTGTATCTGTTTCCTGTGACCCAGAATACGATATTCTAAATCCGTGATCTGGTATCTGCCCTGCTAATGTTCCAGAAATAATATTTGTGACATCTATTGACAGATCTTCTGCTCCATCAGAAAATACCTGAGATTTCCAGATATTTACAACTCCGTTGCCCAGATTTCCACTAGATATTATATCAAGATTATCTGATCCTAGCAAGCCTTGATTATTCGCTCCCGTATGGAACCAGTTTGTTGACGTTGTTGTTGCAGAAGCAGTTATAAAGTTACATGAGTCAAGATCTGAAAAGTTTACTATGTCAATTCCGCTTCCTTCATCAAATGATTGTGAGAGTGGAAAAGCTATTAGCGTAAAATTAGAAGGTGTTGTTTGGCCGCCGTAGACATCTGTTAATCTTAGTGTGCACTTAAATGAAGTGTGACTGAAGTCTAATAGTGTGCCTGTTAGTGCCTTTAAAGGCCCTAGATCAAACTTTATCAAGACTCTTGATATCTCTGTTGGCGATGTATCTGACCCAGATGTTGTCTCTGCATAGAGCTTAAATAGATCAAGTGTTCCGGCCTTGCCTACATTGGCATCTGTTGCCCTAAACTTGTTATTAATAACCTTGTTGGTTATATAAGTGTCTTTGCTTGCTGTTAATATTCTATACATTTTAAATTATATACTCATTCCAATTATATCATCATCAGGATATTTTATCTCAAATATAGCACCAGTAGATGTGTATACTATAGCCCTGTCTGTATATGAGTCTATATCAAAAGTCATATCGCTATATACATTTCCAGTTTCTGTATCTGTGCCTGACTTGACAGTTACTTCGAAGTCTACGAGACTCACAACACCGTCAGTGTTAATTATCATGTTTTTAAGATCAGTCAGAATAAGCGGCTGCTCGACTTGAAAATTCTGGACTCTTAAATATTTTTTAAGCTTTGAATTTGCTGATTCTACAACAAGAGACTTATTAGATACATCATCACAGACTATGTTATACGTTACAGATAAATTTATGACATCTACATCAAGTATATCTATTGCATCTGAGATCAAACGATGCTCATTAAGGTATGTTCGAAGATTATCCTTTAGTGCATCTGGTGAAATAGTAAGCTGGCCATCTTTATTTCTACTAACTATGTGAAGCTGTGTTGCGAGCGGGTTTTCGGAATTTGATGATATTCCAAGACGAAAGACCCTTCCAAAATTTGAAGGCATTGTATATACTCTTGCAATCAAGTCTGCCTTTGTCACAATTCTTGATTGAGAATTTTTTGCAGCAAGTGCTAGTGTTCTAAACTCTGTTAGTGAAGGAGCTGATTCACCCCCAGATGCTTCATCTTGATTCAGGACTTCAACCGACGACCTGATCTTTGACACCGTTGCTGCTGAAACAGATGAATTAAAAGATGTCTGAAGAGATGATATTGTTCTAATTGCCTTTGCGCTGACATTGTGTCCTTGGCCGCCGCCGGCACGATATGTAACAGATATGACAGTTCCCTGGGGAGATATTCCGAGAGTTCGAGTTCTCAACAGATCGTTTGGGTCTATTGAGAATCTAGAAAATGTCTTTTTCTGATATAGCGGCAATGCAAGTTCACTTGGATCAGGTATTATATCATCATCAAGTGTTGATGCCTGTCCCGAGCCAAATCTTATTGTTGTTAGTTTAGATGTAGATGATGTAGCTGCAATAAATCTATACGGAGCTGGCAATAGCTCGAGATTGTCTGGGACCTCATCACTATCAACAGATATATTGATTACGCGTTTGTATACAATATTTTGTGTAAGAGCATCTACCTCATAGTAAATATTTCCATTGCTATCTCTAACGTCTATTATCTCAGACACGTTTGGTGCACCCAGTCTAATCGTTCTAAACGGTGTAAATGTATCAGGAATATTAAATTTTTCTGTTATTTGTTTTCCGGATCGGCAATTTGGATTTCCGTCTATACCAGACAACATCAAGTTATATGTAGCGGGATTAGAAGATGAATCTACTGTAAACACCTCTTTATTTCCAATATCTGTCTCCCACAGGTAGTTTCCACTAGAATCTGTCGCTGTGAAATCTACGTCTTCTAACAGTGTAAAAATTATTCCTGTGCTTGACTGAAGGATTGTTCCTTCCTTTATAACAGGTAGATCGGTTATCTTTACACCTGTCGCGTGACTTGAATCAGCATCTACTTCAATATAAAAGCTAACATTTACTGACGCGGGTGCTGCACCTTGAATCTTTACGCCAGCTGATCTAACAAGCTTCTCTATATTTTTTATCTCGGTAGCAGTCTCAATATTTAACTCATTAAACTGATGATCCATATAGAATGACATTACGTCTCCCACATAGGCTGCAAGGTCAAGAAACATTCCTCCCATAGACGGTTCAGAGAAATCTCGTATCCTGTCTGGAAAAAATGTTTGTGCATACTGTAGTAGATCAGATCTAAATGAGTTAAACTCCTTGTTCAAATATGATCTGTTTTCATCTTTTTTAAGGTATATTTTACTTTTATCGCTGGCCATGTCTATCCCATTGTATGAATTACTACTTCGATTTGTTTGTCTCTTAGCCTGAGCATTTCTACATTATACATTAGCTTAATTGTTACAGAAGAAAGTCCTTTAGATGGATCAACAGCCTCAACTACTGACTCAAATGTTGTAGGCTCAACAAACGGCATGTATGCAGTTATAGCACTCTGTATATTGAGCATTGCCTCTGAGTCAAATTCTTCCTTGGATGTTCTTTCTGATACGAGCTGTCTAAGGTTTGCACCAAACTTATATAAGCCCAGTCTGTCACCATAGTTTGTCATGATTAAATTTTTAAGATTATCATTAATTTGATCTGCATACTCAAAATTCATATCGAATATTCCGCTTCTAGCCAGACCAAATTGAAGAGGTGTCTTGATACCAATAGGCACAGTCTCGACTGTACCTGAGTATTTATCATCTGTTGCTAGCGTTCCAGCACTCTTAAAAGTAATTTCGTCAGCCATACCTTACCATACCCACCTAACACACACTATTAAATATTACTGACATTAGATTACGCCATAGATAAGTTTAACTTAATCCGTATGCTATGTCGTCATCATTTGTTCCGTCATCTACATTCCCACTCTGATCAGATATTGTCAGAGTGAGATCCGTTTTGCCACCTGCTGCCACAGATTCGTGTGTAACACTTGAATCGCCTGGTGCCTTCACTGCGACAACAGCAGATGCAGCAAAGTCATATACAGCCTGAGAAAGCAATGTGCTGAACTCTTTCATAATGGCATCCTTGTCTTCCTCATCTGCACCCATGTCCTTTACTGCCAATATTGCCTCTAGGACCCTGCTAGGAAAATCTTCTCCGTCTGGAGACGCTGCTATTATATCATCTATAGCGCCTCCTTCAGTATATTGAAATGTTGCTGCGCCGAGAGAGGCTGCTATCGCAGAGGACGAAGAAGAGACAAGTCCGTTATTCTTTGACTGATCGTAAACAGTTATTGTAGCAGATGCGATAGCTCCAGTAGTTGCTGTTGTAGTGGCCTTGCCTTCACCGCCGTGTTCTCCTTCTTCGCCAGCGTGTGCTTCAACTGAAACTACTGCTGATGAAAGAAAGTCGTATATTGCCTCTGCAAGCATGTCTCCGAGTGTGATTAAAATTGAAGTTCCTGTTCCACCGCTAGTACTTCCTAACGCTGAATTTGCAGGCTGTTGCTCAGAGTCTATCTCTGCTCCAAGCTCATCACACGTAAGCAGAGTATCATAGATTCTTCCAGGTAGGTCATCTGTTCCTGAGGTTGGGGAATCGACATCTCCGAGTGCATCCTCTAGCGTGTCATTTAACCTATTTGTATTATTTGCATCTGAACTTGACACTATTCCGTATCCGCT